TTCTCTGGTATTGTTCAATATCCTGAACTCCACCAGTAGCTAGTGTTTGCGAAAGATCTTCTTTCCTCTTTCGTAATTTTTGGAGCAAATGCTCCATTAGTTGGATAAAGTCCATTAATTACTTAATAGATCTATACCAAAGAAGTCCTTTAGTCTGTCCGTAAGCAGCTTTTACTTTCGCCTTTTCAGGTTCGTCTAAGCAATACCCTGCTTCTACAGATTTTGTTTTTGTATCATCCTTCACAGTAGGAAAACTAGGGGCTGCCTTAGTTTTCTTAGGGGAAGGAGACGGGTACTTATCGTTTCCGTAATAATCACGCATTAGTTTTCTCCATTTTGTTTTCTAGTTTCTTTTACTGTTTTAACCAGTTCTGTATAGTTCTTTTCAAGATCCCTTTGATTCTTCATCTCCAGTTCTTGTAAATCGATTGCTGCTTTCGTATCTTCAACCTGAAGATCCGCCTGCATTTTCTCGCGTTCTATTTGTGCATCAAGATCAGCCTTCATTAACTCAACTTCTTTATCACGCGCATCTTTTTGTTCTTTCTGCATTAACTGGTCTTTTTCTAATTGTAGTTGCTGTTCAAACATCTGTCTTTGTGGATCAGGGTTTTGCATTGCTTGTGCCATTGCTTGTGCTTGACCTGTAACTACTTGTGTAGCTTCTGCCGCCGCAACAGCTATTTCATTCATCACTTCAGGCGGTAGTTCTTGATCTAATGGTGGAAGCTGTTGACCAAGTGCTTGTTCAATTTGAATTCTATATAACATGGCTTGGTGCTCTTGAATATTTGCACCTATCGCCTGCATTACGGATGGATTTTGTTGAACCATCGGATTTTGTAAAAATGCACTATGCGCTGCAATATATGCTTCATGGTTTTGGAATTCATAAGCCTTTATCGGATTTCCAGTTAATGCGGCTTGTTCTTCACTAATTGGATCTCTTGGAGGAACTTCTTCTTCTCTTGGTAATATTGCATCTATGTCTTTAATGTTTAAAGCAAGATACATTTTGCGATAAGCCTCTTTTAAGTCATGTAACTCAGGTGCTGCTTGCGCCATTTGTAATTGTGTTTGAGCAAGTACAATTCTTTGAGTCATACTAAATATATTAGGGTCACTTATAGGGAGTACGTCTACAGAGTTATCAAAGTCTTCTTGGAAAATACTTTGAGAAGCACCTTGCACCTGATACGGATATTCAGGGGGAAGGAACTCACCAAACACCCTTTTTAGAATTTTAAATTCTTGTCTTTGAGCGTAATGCAATCTTTTATGGATCGCAGACATAACTCTTTGACCTTTTTCCAAAAGGGCGACAGTAGTTCCTACTGGGGCTTCAGAATTACCGTCGCCTGTTGGTTGTTCTACCGTTGCGGCGAACTGTTTACCAGAATCGATTAAAACTCCTAATAAATTCGTTAATGTTGCACTTGGTTCTTTATAAGGCAACGGAAGGAAGGAATCTGACAATCTTCCTCCTGGAACGTCAACGTCTCTCCACTCTCCTGGTTGTAATGGGTCATCATGTTTTTGAATATTCAACCCTCGAGACTTAAAACCAGCAGGTAGATTGGAAAGAGTCCCCGCGTCAATTAATTGCCTTAATATCGCAGTAACGGATCTAGTTAAACCACCCATCATGTGAATTAAGCCAAATCCGTAAAATCCTAATCCTGGTAAAAATTTAAAATGAGTAAAATGCTCTATCTTTTTACGCATCGGATCATTAGGATCATAATTTGGACGGATTGCCAGAATATCGTTAGTGTCTTTACAAATTGTTACAATATAAGGCAACGCTATACCTGTTTCTTCCCCATTAGCACCTACGTCTTCAAAACCTTCGATATCTAAATCAACATGCATCTCTAATAAGGTGTATTCTTCATTATTTGAAGTTCTGGACAAACCTTCTAGCTCATCTATCTTATCATCTAGTTCAGATGTGTTAATTGTTCCTGGATCCCCCATAGAAACGTCTCGGTAGAAACCAGATATCTGTAATTTGCGTAATTCGTTCTCCGTCATGTACATGGAGTGCGTAATTCTTGGTGCGGTAAGTAAATCTACGGCGTAATACGGAACAACTAAGTCTTCCGCTTTAATAAATCGTGCAGTTGCCCTTCCTAAAGACGGATCGTAGTAAATTTTCTTAAACGCGGAACCAGATAACGGTAAATAAAACAATAATTGATCCATTTCTGGGTCGTATTCTTCCATTTTGTAGGTTATTTGGTAATTCATGAAGTTTTTAACACGGTTTGCCTTTTCTAACTTAGCGTCGTTGGTAACTCCAAGCACTTCTACGTCTACTGGTCCGCCAGCAGGCAATAATTCTTTATAAGCTTGGGATTGAAACTGTGTTACGGCTTCAGAAAGTATAGGATGATGAACTCCTGACGCACCTTCGAAAGGTTGTGACCTGTCTTCGCCACGAACTCCTAATAAATCTAAACCCTTACTAAAGGTTGTGTACCAATCGTCCCTAGAATTTAAATCGTCTTCATAAGAATCAATTAATTCGGAAGCAATTTCTTGTAATTGGTTATCTTCTAAAGCTTCGGCTATATTTTCCCCAAATTTTAAATTGATTTGTTGGGCGGGATCGTACCCTATTGTGGCAGAACCGTCCTCTGCTAAAAATACTTCCGTATTTTGTGGATTAAGCATTTCAGGTTGCTCAATTTCCAGTTCGATGTCTTCTTCTGCTCCTGGAATAACAGAAAATGGTTGTCTCTCTATAGCCATATATACAAACTCTACTACTTATTTCATTAATAATAAACCCTTTGCGTTCTCGGGTAATCAAATTCGTCTTCGTAATCACTACTTAGGGTCAAAAAGCCTCCCTCTCTAAACCTTGCTAAAGCCAATGTTGTAGCGTCTACCAAGTCATCGTTCTCGCCTCCTGGAAAATCGGAAACTTCTTCTTTTAATTCTTCCCCCCACCTGTTATCAGGTACCCAAATCCTACCGTCTTGGAAAATTGGGCTAACTGCGTTTAGTCTTGCAATCTTATCTTGCCCTTTTCCTGGAGAAAAAGTGTTTACGGGAATACCTATTCTGCGTAGTTCCTGAACCAACGGAATCCCACTCGCCTTCGCTTCAATAATTACCGTATCAGGATTCCAGTAATCAAATAAACGTAGTGCTTCGTTTTTTAATTCAGGAAAATCAAAACGTTCTTTAATACAGTCTAACAAAATTAAGTGTGCTTCCCCACCTTTATAGCTTTCCTCACCTATTTTTCCTTCTGGGTACCAAACACCCCAAGTGGTTATAGCCGTAAAGTCAGCTCTTTCGGATTTTAAAAATGCTGTATCGTAACTTTGAATAATGTATTCACACGCAGGAGGCTTTTCTTCTTCCCAAGTCTTAAACCATTCTTTAGGAATAATCGATATACCCTCACCTGTTGGTCTTTGCATGTACTGTGAAGCCCATTTCGACGGACTAACGGAAGCCTTTATCGTATTCAGTTCCTCTAACGACCAAAAATTTTCCCAAAGGGATTTACCACTAGGTAGAATTGCAGGGAACTCAATTAATTTCCATTGGTCCGCTCCTTCGTCCTGAGTCATCTTCTTGATTAACCTTCCCGTTAAATCTTTTTTAGACCAACGCGTCATTACAATTACGATTGCACCTCCAGGTTGTAGCCTCTGACGAGGTCCCGCCATAAACCATTCGTAAGCTTCTTCCATTGCTTTATCAGACATAGCGTCTTGCTCTGAATGCGGGTCATCAATAATAAACAAATCCGCACCCCTACCCGCTAACGCACCACCAATACCTGACGCGTAGTATTCTCCACCCTGACTTGTCAGCCATTTACCTGCGGAACGGCTATCTGATTTCAAAGAAGTATCTGGAAACAATTCTTGGTATTCTTCTCCGTCAATTAAATCCCTAACTTTTCTACCAAAGTTAATTGCTAAGTCGGCGGTGTGTGTTGCCTCAATAATTTTTAGTTTAGGATTCTTACCTAATAGATACGCAGGGAACAAATGTGACGCAAATTCTGATTTGGTGTGTCTAGGCGGCATATTAATGATTAGCCTTTTTAGCTTACCTGATGCTATTTCATCAAATGCCGCCGCCATTTGTTTGTGGTGATTTCCATCAATAAACTCTGTCCATATAGTACGAACAAATTCCATAAAGGTGCTGGTGGATTTTTCTTGAAAATCGCGCTTTTCGAGTTC